ACATCGCCTCTACTCTACGCCTAGACACTATGCATATAAACTTCTCGGTTATTTCACTTTTCAGATCTATTTACCCGTCCGTCATTTATATAAGTTGGTCTGCGTAGCCACACCTCATCCTAGTCACTAAATCCCACAATCCGTCGATTATGAGACCGAAGTCCGCGGTTTTCTCGACAATTAACTTCTTTTGGTCCGCGAGTGCTCTTTCAAGTCTGCTCCTATCTTTCAAGGTAGCAATCGCCTCAAGGTTATTAAATTATTTATCAGTCCTAACGTCGAGATACTCAGTAAATCATTAATGCTGTACGATCCAAAGAAGTAGTTATCGTCCTTCTTGCTCTACCAAGTATTCGAAATTCACAATATATGTACAGAAATCATTCATGCCCCTCACGATAAATACTCGAGATTAACGCACTCGAGGTGGGCTAACGCTGAGCTTGCTATAGAGTATATCATTTCATCATATAGGAGTTCTCAGATTTATGGTGCTCCTGACCGGACTCGAACCGGTACGCCCTTACGGGCAGTGGATTTTTGGTGCTTGAAATGAGACTTGAACTCACATCAGTCTTGCGGACTTGTTTTACATTAAACTACTCAAACAAGTCCACAGCGTCTGCCTATTCCGCCACAGGAGCATATTAAGTGGGCCAGATTCCGGAGTCGAACCGGAGTCTCCTCCTTTGAAGGGAGGGGCTCTGCCTCTTAACTTGGTATGTGAAACTACCCAAGGTTTACCACTAAGCTAATCAGCCCATATTAAACAAAATATGACCAAGCTAAATGAAAGCTGGAACTCTACCATTGAGCTACACCCGCTCTGCGAGCGACGGGAATCGAACCCGCACGGCCAGCTGGAAAATCATAAGAAATAAGCATTGGTTCTAAACTTTTTGGCCAAACTATTAATTTAACCGCTGCCTTACCGCTTGGCTACCCACCGATTGGTCGGCGGGGCAGGAGTCGAACCTACGATCGCAGTCCCCAGCATTAAAGAAATAAGTATTGGCTCTATGTTATATTATACGATAGATTAATAGCAAATTTTGCTTTAATATTAATTTTTGGCCAAGCTAATAATCGTTGCTCTACCACTGAGCTACATCCCACTGCAGCGGGATGGCAGGATTCGAACCTGCGACACACGGCTTAACAGGCAAAGAAATAAGCATTGGCTCTGTATTATATTATACGATATAATAAACGTAATTTTTAATTAATTTAGCAAAATATTTTTTTTATTATGGGCGCTAAAATTAATTAACGCCCAGTTATTTTAATTAAACGTTTGCAATCATGTTAAGCTTCTCAATATCGAAGGAACGGATTACTACAGGAGCAGGTACAGGTACCTCATTCTCTGCCAATTCCACTTCCTTTACAACATAGTCATCCGAGAAGATAACAGTGGCCTCTTCAGGGGTCTCAACAACCTCAGCTGCACGCCACTCAGCAATAAGACCCATATTGAGTTCAAGCTTTGCAGGATCCATGAAAGCCTTAATAGCCTCAAAGTCCTTAGGCGAAACAACTCGAGAGTCATCATCGCGCATCAGGTTGAGTACTATAATCTCCATAGTCTCAAGATCGATAGCAAATGCCACATAGGCACGCTTCTCACCCTTAACGTGAATCTTAAGCTCAATGTTCTTAGGATCCCAGGCCTTAGTATTGAAGTTATTCTTGTTCTGGTAACCGCAATAAATCTCGCCGGAGTCAAGAGTAGAACAATAACCATGGAAGGTAAATACTACTCTTTTTACACCCTGTTCCTTAAGAGACTCAAGGTCAAGGTCGAAATACTCAGTACCCTTAGGACCAGTAATATCACCTGAGAAGCGAGCAGCGCCATCGAAGTTCTCGTAATTATAACTGCAAAAATTAATCATCTTGAGAGAGCCATCGCCAAACTCGTAGATAGTAGAGGAGTCAATATCGAAAGCATTCTCCCAATGTACGAAAGATCTGATCTTAGTGCCGTTGATAGGAAGTCTAGTTCCGGTAGCAGGAACGTCGATACCCTTACCAGAGGCAGAAGTATTAACAGGCATTGCTACCTTATAGAAATTAGGAGCGATGTAAACCTTACGGAGAGACTCAGTGTTTACATAATGCTCAGCAATCTTCTCAAAGCACATATCGTGTACAAGCTTCTTAGTTGCGTCATTAAGTCTGGACTTTCTCCAACGAGCCTCGTACTCAGTCTCAATATGAGTCTTAATTCTATTTTTTGCGTAGAAGGAGAAGGTACGAGCCTCCTCGTTGTCAGCAAGAACAGTAGACATTATCTGATAAAGAACAGCAGGGTTCTCATTAGAAAGCATGTCGAGAATCTGTATTGCCTCCCTAGGATTTGCACGAGAAAGAAGGAACTTAAGATTTCTCTCAAGAAGAGAACCACTCTTTGCAAAAATCTTTGCAGCACCAACAACGTCACCAGCATTCAACTTTTCAAGAGCAAGTCTATTAGGAGATGCCTCATTAGAAGCCTTCTTTACCTTAGAACCGGTAAGCTTGACAAGAGTATTGAAATACTTTGCCTGCTTCTTAGACATAGGACAGTCCTTAACGAGAGGAATAATTGCCTTGATAAGGCCACGAGTAGCGCCATCAAGAGAAAGTTCCTTCTTCTCGCCACAACGAGCTACAGAAAGCTTTACAACGTCCTTCTTAAAGAGAAACTGTGCGAAATCAGTGTTCTCACCGAGCATAAGAACAGCGTTGTCGCCACAGTTTACAGGCATCTCGGTAAATCTGTAATAGCCATTCTTGTAGAGCTCAAGGAACTCTGCTGCCTCATCAAGGCCCCAAGGGCGCTTATAAGCAGCATAAGCCTTAGTAATCTCCATAAGCTCGGCTTCTGCTTCGTCGGCGTCAAGAATACGGAACTCACGAATCTTGATCTCCTCACCTACAGGGTACTCAGGAAGCTCCTTATCAAAAATGTGAACATGAGAATCCTCCGCACCATAAGCAAGGAAATAAGAGATACACTGCTCTATAAGAAGCTCTTCAGCAGTATAGAACTTAGTATCCTGAGGATTTGCGAAATAAGACTTAGGTACGTTAAGCTTATAAACATCAGAGATGTCCTTTACCATTTCCTTAGTAAGAAGTTCAGGCTTATCTACAACAATACCAAAGTTAGCGAGAAGAAACGCATTAAGATATGCGCCCTCAAGTCTAAAAGCAGACTTAGTAGGAATAGTATCTGCTACAAGCATACGACGAGAAATAAGAATCTTCTGAATAGTAGTCATAATGTATCTCCTTTTAAATAAAATCAAAATAAAATAACGGTAGCTTTTTGATCTAAACCAAAATAAGCCACCGCCTTATAATAAAGTAGTATCTCAATTTTGGCCTAACTGTCAACTTTTAAATTCCCAAAATTTATGTTAGAAATAAGTATAGGCTCTATTTGTGAATGCTGCGCTCTGCACTCACATTATATTATACAATATTATTTTTGTAATTTTAACATTATAATGTTATTTTATTAAAATTTATGTTAATGTGCAGAAACGTCAGCGGCATGCAATATATCAATAGGCTGCTTCAAGTGCTCAGGAAGTTCTCTATACCAATGAGAGTTAAAGAAAGGCTCCATGTGATTGCAGATAAGCCAGCTCACCCAACACATAAAGTCTACATCTTCCTCATCAAAATCCTTATGTAAGAAAAGTCCGTAAGCAAGATAGCCGCCAACACAATGATGATCATAATAATGAGCGTGTGAATAATCTACTGCTCCGTTTACTTTATCGATATGCCACGATTTAGTATAAGGCTTTCCGATATCATGCCACATTGTAGCAGTCTTCAGGTCATCATTGATATTAGGCTGCTGGCAAAGATAGTAATAAGCCTGCATACAATGATCCCAAACACCAAGAGTGTGATGGGGGTTGTCATGGGGTATATGCATTTGGTCAGCCTGCATTGCTACGTACTTAGTCTGATCAAAGTTAGGGTCTGAGCAGATAACATCGATACAAGTAAAACCTTCAGACTTATGTGGGCTCTGCCAACGACGAATCATCTTATCAATTACTTCTCTACCTACGTGGCGCTCGCGCTTGGCATCTCGCTTAATACAAGTATCAACAGGCGCCCAAACAATATGGCACTCAACAATATCGTCTTTAGTAGTCATATTGATTATTCCACGACGAGACTTTCGAGTAATATTAGTTGCATCATAAATTACAGTCTTACCTGCTCTAAGGTCGTCCTTTACTCTCTTATGCATAGTCTCAAATACAAGAGCATTATTTTCCTGCGAGCCTGCATCGCCGAAAAGTTCTTTTCTTATAGCATCTGAAGAGTGTACTACTGCAGTAGGCTCATCAAAGGTGTTTTCTCTTCGCCATAGCTGGGCAGCATAATAGCTCTTTCCACTTCCAGGAAGCCCACATAAAATAATCAACTTAGCCATTTTTAAATCTCCTTAAACTCCGTAAACTCTAGGTGTTTTTGCATCAAGCTCTGCAGGGTCACTATCCTCAAATACATATTCATGATACCAGCCAGTCCAAATATTAGGACACCAACGAAGCTCTACTACACAATTTTCGTCTCTCGCAATATCACGAGCTTCTGCATACTCATTATAATTCGGTGCACCTACAACATAAAAAGTTTTAATTGGCTTTAGCATCATTTTCTCCTTCTTCAACAAAAGCAGCTCTAACATAATAGTCGGAGTCAAAGGCAGGTCTCTCATATTGCAGCCACTTCCAAGCTTTAAGAGTAGAAGGATCGCACTGTAACATAAAAGTTGACTGTGGAATTGTTATACGCTTAAAACTAGCGCGCCCGATGGGAGTCCAAGAGTCGTCAAAATCCGTCTCTAAAATTTTATTAACAATATTCTGCTCAATAAACTCTTTATATTTTTCCATAATATGCTGCTGATAATTACATATCTCTAAAAGCTGCGAGAAAGTAACGGGTATTTTTTCAGGTTTAAAATTCATTAGTCACACCACTCCCAAATATGTTTTCCTATAATATCATACAATGCAGTTGTGTATTTTTTCTCGTAATAAGCACAAGCTACTCCATATAAAAGATACTTTCTCTCATCTTTATTGACTTTAAGGCCTGATTTCTTTTCCCACTTCTCAAGATACTTTGTAAAACCAGGTTCCTTTTCCGCGAGTGCTATAAGCTCGTCAGTACCTAAATCTTCATAAGTATCAAGGTTAGTTGCTGCCTGCAAAGCTTTCTTAGTTTGGTTAGCAATTTTCTGTACTCGACACTTCTCACTCCAGCAACAATCACCAGCAGTATAAGTCTTATTATAAAACTCAAGCATCGTTTTTACCATTTCATTCATGTACCAACCAGACCACGGACAAAATTCTTTTGCCTGCTTTATCAGCTTTTTACGATACTCTTTCTGAAGCTTTTTATATCGTTTCCACTGCTCGTATCTAGGTCTATCAGTAAAATAAACTTTTAAGTCTTTAAAAAATCTAAGCATAATTAGCTCCTCGGCCCTGGTAGAATTTCAATTTGTTTTGCTATTTGAACCGCATCATTATATGACCTAGCACAGTCTTCCTGAATCTCAATAAAGTCAGAAACAGTGCCAAGAGCAGGTGCAGGTCCGTACTCGTCAAAATCGTAAGCTACCCAAAGCCAACCATATTCAAAATTTTCCCACTTTGGAGCAGCTTCAACATATTGTGGACGATAACCAAGTACATATTTACTAAGCTCGCAAATTTCTATAATATCATACTTATCACAAGCAAAGAAAAAATTATGCAAATGGCCTTCACCATCTTCACAGACAGCGTGACGTTCCTTATTCATATATTTGTCAGAAAGAAACTCATATCTGTGGCACTCTGTCTCACTATAAAATTTCTTACCGTCAAAGGCTTTAAAATAAACTTCTGCAGGAATCTCAATTCTTTCCATTATACGTAACCTTCCTTACGTAGCATTAAACAAAACTCATGACTTTCACAAGTGGTACAACCACAATATTTTTTGCGTTTCTTATTGATAGGACATATAAGAGCCTTAGCATATTCAAAATAAGGGTCAGAACAATAACCATTAATTTTAAGACTATAAGCAAGGTCTTCAGCCAGGCCTGCAATATTGAAATCATCGTCTTCAGGCAGCTCATAAGAAAGTCTATCTTCAAGAAAGCTACTAAGTGTTGTATCGTTATTCATAATTTACTCCTTATATTTAACATTATTTAATCTTTTCTCTTAAAAATACAAAGAAAACATTTTACTAGTAAGCCGCTTAAAGCAAAGAGGGCTAAAAGTACAAAATAAGCAATAATCGCCAGACAACAAAGAATGGAAACTAATATTGTAACTATAACGGTTCCAACAATATTTAGCTTTGCTCGTAGAGTCCTTATTAATAGGGGGTATAAAAGAATATCAATCTTGTCAAAATGTTCAGCACTTGAAAAGCACACAACTTCTATTGCTACTGTAGATATTACGTTAAAGAATATCCAAAATACTAATAATGTATCTAACATAATAAGTACTCCTTAATCCCAATATGTGCCCCAAAGCCACATGAAAGTAATAAAGGCAGCTGTAAGAGCAATAGTAGGCAAAAACAAGATAGTGAGTAAAATACCTGTAATAATAAAGGCTACTTTTCCAAAGTGCCTTGCAATAAAACTAAACAATTTAGATACAATAGGAAAATCATCGGTCGTACCACAAATAAAGTAAATGCTTACTCCTAAGCCAAAAAGGTTAATTGCTAAATAAATAATTTGAATAATTGCCAAAAAAGTCATATTAAGTTCCTCCTATGTAATTTTAAAATGTCCAGTGTTTATTATAATAGCCGCAACAAATGTAAACTACTTCACCATTTTCCCACTTAGGTGTAAGGCTCTTTTGAAACTTTACTTTAAAGTCTCTGATAAGATATTCTCTAAGTCTTATTTTATCATCTTCATTCCAGTAGTCGTGGTCGCGCATAATATGATTTACAAAATCCTCCCAATTCTGTTTAACCATTTCACAAAGTTCAGCAGAAAGCTCAGGAGTATATTTTTCTGTATTATAAAATAGTTCTCTAAAGCGTTCCTTGCGTTTAAAAAGTGCAAGCTTTTCATCTTGAGTTAAAGAAGTATTTTCAAGCTTAGCTACCTTTAAAAGATAAGCACTACCTTCGGGGTCTTCAGCAAATTGTTCAAGCTCTTCTGTAAAGTCATTGTCGCCGACAGTAATTCGTAAAATCATCTGTATAGCTCCTTATATAATAAATATGTAGGAAATTTCTTATTTTGTAGTTGCAATAAGTTCTGCGAGCTCTTTTTCAAAAGCCTTAATCTCAACTCTGCGATCAAGAACAGCAATTTCGGCCCTCTCCATAGACTTCTTAACACGACGCTTTTCAATTTCAATGAAGTCAAGGTTCATTTTACAGAATTTTGCGTAATTTCTCATGCTTGCTGCTCGCTTATTAGCTATCTTAAGGTCGAGACGCTTAAGAGCTACTGCGGTACCAAAATCGAGATTAAAAGTATCATTAGGGTCACACTTTGAGCAAGCACTTACCATTTGGCCTGCATAAATCGTAGTAGCTTTTACTACATGTGCTCCTGTCTTCTTATCAATGTAATCATAAATCTTTGTCTCGTAGTTTCTCATTTTAAATTCTCCTAAAATAATTTTTTTTATTTACTACATATATAATACAGCATGATTTGTAATATTTTACTATAAAATAAAAAGAACGTAAGAAATTAACTTACGTTCTTAAATAAATATATAATATACTTAATATATTATTATAATATTATATACATTATTAATTAATATATTAATATATACGATAAAAAGTTTTGAAATTTAATCGTTTACAATAAATTTTGTTCTATCAATTATTGTTCTAACTTCGTCAGGCTCATCAAAGTCATTTATAACTTCCAAGGTGCCGCCTCTTTGCAGTTTAACAGTGTAATAATAAATACCTGGAGCAAGACATCTAGTATCATTTGGTACTAACTTTATAACTATTTCGCCGGTTTCTTTATTTTGGTCTTCTATAGTGTAGCCTTTAACCATAAATGCGTCGGCAAATGGCTGATATGGATATAACAAGGCAAAATAAACAACATCAAAATTAGTTAAAATATAATTTTTATTAGTATTTTCTTTATCTGGAATACTCACTTTAAATTCAAATGAGTCACCTCTGTTAAGTTTAATAATATTTTTAGCCATTTTAAACTCCTTTAGTGTTATTTGGCTAATTAGTATTTAAACCAAATATCTCCAATGTTGCCGCCATCAGGCTCCTCTGCACTAATTGTGATAGTAGCATATGGTTTACTACCATCATCCAAAGTTACTCGCACTTTATCAGCACCCTCTGCATTAGAAGTGCCAGCTCCTTTAAATTCAGCCCAAATGACACCATCATAAAAATAATAACCTTTAGGAAAAGTGATACCACCTGCCGTAGTCGTCTCACTTTTTACATAAACTAACATACCGATGTAAGCACCGTGTCCCTCAGCAAGTTCAGCTAATTCGCTGTAGTAGTCTACTACTAAACGAGCATCAAGCGGAGCTTCTGCCTGATACTTAAAACCATTATCAGCAGGAATACCAGAAATTTTATCAAATATTGCCATTATTTAACTCCTTTACTTTAAATAGTTAAAAGTATACTTAAAATTAGAGACTGTTGAAGCTCCATTTGAAACATATACATAATAAGGATGTGCTGTTTTATCCAAGCCTGTTATGTAAAGCTCTTTACGTGTAAAAGTAGTAATAACCTCATAGTTATTTTGATTTATAATAGAGTGTAATGTACCATAAATTTTTGGATAGGCAAAAACTACTTTTTGATTATTAAGCGTAAATGGCACAGTTCTATTAACTCTATCATGAATGCTACAATAAAGACCTTTTACAACATCTTCAGAAATTTCAGAAATTGTAGTGTTAGCCTCAACTGCGCCATAATAATAAGGATAAACAAAACTAAAAGTGCCAGTGTTTTCTGTAACAGAGTTACCCTTACTGTCTGTTACTTTAATTGTAAGATATTTTGGAGTATCTTTATCGTTATCGATTTCTACACCTAGATCTAGGACTTCGAACTTAATATTGCCACCATCTGGAAGATCCTCACGCGTTCCTAGCAGTGTATTTCCGTGAAATAGCTCTATTTTAGAAATACTTTCTGATTTCTTTACAATAGAAGTAGTAACAGACGCAATTTTTTGAACGCTTCCATTTTCGAATACACCACCATTGTGTGGCGAAGAACTCGTATCTCCAATAACAGGGGCAACATAAGGGTACAAAAGCATATCAAGTACCTTTGTAATAGGCTCATTGTCAAATGAGGTATTCGGGCCAATTCCGCCTAAAGCATTAATTGTTTTTGCACTATTACTATAAGTAACAGCAGGTATTGTTATCTCTTTGTTTGCACTACCATCAAAGTACTCGGGATCTTTTCCAGGTGCATTTATAGTTAATTTATTAACAACTTTATCAGCCTCTACTGCTTTATCAGCCTCTACAGCTGTTACATCATAGAGCGTACCATCTATGCTAATACTTTTATCTAGTTTAATTGACATATTATATAAAATTCCCTTCTTTATATTTTTTCTAAGTTAAACTCTTTTTCTGAATTTAACTGCATTTATCTCTAATAATTTAGCAGATAAAAATAAAGCTTAGACTGGAAATAAATCTAAGCTTTAGTTTATTTAATTATAAAGTTTCTAATGCCTCAAGATATTTATTTTTCGCAAGCGTGTAGGTTAAAGTAACTTCTTGACTTTCCTCAGTGGTTTCAAAACATGTGCTGTCCCAAACCATTGAGGACTCGCCTGTATCCGCATATAAAACGTGGTCACTTGTCGCGTCACGGTAAGTTTTATTTATAGTCTCAGAGCTATTTGGTGTAAAAGCATCAAACCCAATTAGATGGCCTGGCCCACCATCTCCGGAATAATCAGAGTCTTCTAAATAAACAGTTACTGTACTATTATTTAAAAGATAGTGTGCATCACCCGTCTCCGATTTTCCTGTTATGCTTATCAAAGTACCTTTAGGTAGTGGAAGCGTTGTTTTATTTGCATCTCCATCAAAAAACACCTCTAGGTCATGATTGCAATCAAGCCACGTATCACTGCCGAAAGACTCCTGTGAGTTACAAGTTAATCTAACTGTTATAGTACCGGTAGACTGCACTTCATAAAATTCATCACGGTCAAATAACTGAGTCAGCGTTTCTTTTATCTTAGCTATATGAGAGTTATCAACATACTGCTTAGTAGCTGCATGACCGGGGGCTGTAGGTGTTCCTATATTAATCGCACCGTTTTCATCTCTACCTACTAGGGTGTTTCCTTTAGCCCAACTCGTCGCTAACTGTAAAGAATTTGGTGATTCTTTGCCCGAAGTCATCTTACCGCTAGTGACCCCATAACAAGGAATATAAGTACCGTCTGCTTTATCACTAACCGATTCAGGAAGTCTAAATGCTTCTCCTGCAGTTATGTAGCGATCTAGCGCACTTGGGTTTGAGCCCTTCCACATATCTCCGTAAATATCGATTGACATTGCAGTTTCACGTGCAGTATCGCTCCCACCAGAACCAACAATAAACACAGATTGAGAGCTTGCAGGTGTATCGTATCTGTTGTATCTACCCACAACGACCTGACCGTTGATTTCAGACGAAGTAACAGCTCCAGCGCCTATAGCCGCTGAAGACTGACTGTTAGACTTAGACTGATATCCTGTAGCGAACGAATATTCTCCTTTAGCATGAGTTTCCTTACCCATAGCAACGGAAGCACTTCCTTCAGAAATTGTACCAGAACCAAAAGCAGCTGAAGCTTGACCCTTGGCAGTTGTTTGATAGTTAGCTGCAAAAGAGTCATTACCTAAAGTAACGCTATTATCACCACAAGCAAATGAATATTTTCCTTTAGCTATAGTGGTTGTTCCTACAGCCATAGAACGTTTTCCAATTGCCGCAGATTTACCTCCAAATGCTACTGCGAACTCACCTGTGGCACCATATTCAATTTCGCCAGTCAAGCTATTATCATGCTTAGTTGCTTGTTGGTTTTTATTAGTAAAGTTAAAGTAACCTGCAGTAACTCCAGATTCTTGATCTTGAATTTGCTGAATTCCAGTAGTAGTACCGTCTTCTATGTTTTCAGGGCCGGTATACTCGCTACTGCCGGCATTATTAGCAACAGCTTCAGCAATAGCTTTAATTTTAACATTGGTGCTATTAAAACGCTCATCCACATAATTAGCTATATCTTTCATGTAGGGTACCCAAGCCGTCTGCTCTTCGCCCTCTTCTATTTGAGGTTTAACTATTAAATTAGCTCTAGCGCCCGCTGGGACATATAGAAATACACTAATAGATGTCTCTTCTGTTTCAGCACTAAGGTCAAGTACCTCATTATTTAAGTCAAGGTCTGCACCTGACTTATTTCTAACTATTAGTGAGAAACCTGGATTCACTGTCATAGCATATTCGTCTATAAAATCTGCAATATCGAGGCTAATTTTATATTTTCTACCTCCAGGTAGTACAACAGTATGAAGTAAAAATTCATAGCCTGCTTCCGGAAAATCTGTATTTGTTAGAAACGAGCCATCACCTACATCAATAAGGCCAACCCCACCAGGCTCTTCTTCGTAAGGATAAGGCAAAAGATTTTTATTTTTATTAATTAAGCTTAGCTTATCGTCAATAGCCTCTGCTGTGTGTTTTAATTTATAAGACATGTTATATCTCTCCTTAAATAAACTAGCTTATAGTACATAAACAGGCTCATATTTACCATCGTTAAGAGTATAAATAATTTCACCGGTTTTATCTACAAGTACTTCGTATTCAATATCATTAATACGCCAGTTATTGGCGTCATCTTTTGTATAAATTTCCTGCATAATAGTCCAGCCATCTGGATTTTCAAGTAAATTAGAAACCTCTGCAAATAAAGTTCGTCCAGTATCGTCTACCAAAAGTTGACCAGTAATGTCTGCTAATTCCATTTCAACAGTTGTTGCAGGCACAGAAAAAAGAACTTTTTTAGTTATATCTCGTAAAATATAACCTTCACTATCTCGTAGTACCGCTTCAGCATAATTAGCAGACACAGCACTCGAAGTAACAGAAGCTTCTCCTTCTTCTACAGTAGTTAAAGTAATACGATCTGGTTTAGTTTTGACTAAAGCCACTGCGCGTTTCATGATTGGCTGTTCATAGCCATCTGGCTGTACTTTTACGTATGTACCACAGCCTTTACAAACATATGGATTTACTACATTAGAAGTAAGTACACTTCCCTGTTTTCCATAAGCGACTAAATAAATAGAAGTCTCATATGGCATTGTGAAGTCAGGCAATATAGCAGAATCTACATAAAACTCATTAACTAACCCAATGTTCTTATCAAAAATAACGTCATAGACATTCACTTCTGGTTTATGTCGTTTAATTACTAAATCATAGTGGTCAACAATAATATCACTGGTCACCCACTGTAGTTTAAATACATTTCCGGAGCCGATATTAATATAAGTTTTTTTATTAGCTCCATAAATTTCAGTCGAAGCAATGGTGCTTCCATCTAAAACTTCTAACGTTAAGCTAGCGATAAAAATCACCTTCTTTCCTAATAATTAGGTTAAGCAGTGCGCTTCCAATAAAATTTATCACAAAAGCTATCAGCCATATTAGTAGATTTCATTGGTACCGATATACTTAAATATATTTTTGTACCTGAGACTAGCTGTTTATTCGCATTAAGTATGGCCCGGATATTAACCTCGCCAGTTGTACTCAAATTAGCTACAATAATACAGCTTTCAGCAGTAGCCCCTGCCCCTGTAACAGCATAAGCAAGGGTAAAATCAGTAGTAGTATTGAATGCTAAAGGATTTGGATGTGATACATCATAAATAGCCCCAATACTGTTAGGGTTAATTTGACCTAGCTTACCTGTTATTTGGCCGTCTGGGCTGGGCGAAATAGTAGAGTTGGCAGTAAGTTCCATTGTTAAATAGACCATATGATTTGAACACGTAACAATTCCTCTGGATAATGTAGCCTTAGAATCGTAAGGTGTCCAAGTAATTGATTCAGTAGCTGCAACTCGGTATTCTTTGTCAACTAATTCCCAAGTACCACCAATACTATTATCTGGATGCCTTGTGTCGGTTGTAGAGTAGTTAACACTGGTAATCAAAATGCTTCCAACAGGATGTGCTTTATTTAAAGTAGCTTTAGTACTTGGATACTTTAAATCAGTATTCCATTCAGAAACGGCTGCGCTAGAAGTTATCATATTAGTCGTAGATTGTATCTGTTCAGCTGTTATATCTAATTTTGCCATAATAAATTCCTTTCAATAAAATATCTTTTAGTTATAAATATGAAAATTAGCTATCTATCTCATATTTAAATTTTGATTAGCTTTTGATCTCTAATTAATTTAGCAAATAAAGAATTTAACATGCATAAAAATAAAACTCAGACTGGAGATATTTTTAATAAATCTAGCCTGAGCTTTATTTTATTTAATTAGTTAGATTAATTACTACATCAGTCTGTGTTATTCTGTATGTGCGTTCCATTATATCTTGTATCTCTCCATTACCAGAATCAACATGAGCTCTTATATAAACTAAATCCAACCCATATATTGAATCGATAATACTATCTACTGGTTGCCAGTAAGCATTACTTAAAATAGTTATAAAATTATCATCACTATTGAAAGCATAACTAGAGCTACCTGAACCATAAGAATTATTATTTACAGTATCTACAAAGATATGCCAATCAGAATATTTTGGATCAGCTGCAGTATGAGCATAAATACGTAAGCTGTCTGGACAACCTGTAGGATAATTTATAGTAACAGTATTTTTTTCTTTAGGTGTAAGTGTAATTGAGCAGTCGCCTTCAACATAAAAACTAGTATATGTTTGAACATAAGTTGTTTCTACTTGTAGAGCTCCACCGCTTTCTCTATATTCACCTAGTTCATACTCGGTATACTCTCCACCATTAGCTAATAAGCCCCCATCCACATCTATATTACAAGCTTGGAACAATGATGCATTGTAAGCATTACTAGTATCTATAGCTCCTACTGCAATATAGTCGTCTGCTGATACATCTATCACAGCATTATCAGTATAACGAGTACCATTAACAGATAAATACATACCTTCACATGCATTCGTAAAAGTAAGTGTGTAAGAAGATGCAATGCCTGATATTACACTAGCATAATCTTGTGCATTTATTTCTCCAGAAATACCTAAGATATTCTTTAAAATGTTTGCAATATCCTGTAATAAATCCTCTATTGGAGGAAACATTTTACTGTCATCCTCCAATATTTCATAACTTGAATCTTTACATTTACGAATTGCATCAGGAATCTGATATGGATAAATCTTTTGAGTTACCCCTTTATTATGAATAACTTCAATTATTTCTGTAAAGAAATCTGATAAGTTATCATTTTTAGCCATATGTTGTTTCCTTTCATCTTAATAACTCTTACTTAGTGCTGATTTAATTAAATCATCAACATACTTCTTTGTCGCAGTATGATTAGATAAAGTAGGCTCAGCAACTCGTATACAGCCTGTGCTATCACGTTGTGCAATAGAATTTGAACTAGTACCACTAGCGGCTACACTGAAGTAACTTTCTGCATAACCAGTAACATTGCCTTCACTATCTTTTAAAGGCCTTGTTCCTAAAATCATTGAAGCAGCTGTATTTTTTAAATCACCAGTAGTTGGAATACGATATACTTTTTTACCACCTGTCGTTATCTCTCCAGATACTACAAGAGTACCATTTATATTAGTTGTACCTTTTAGAGTTGCACCACTTTCAGCATTTAAATAGCCATTAGCAGTTATAGTACCATTTAAAGTTGTATTACCTTCAATCGTTACTATATTATTTGCAGTTAAAGTGCCATTTAAAATAGTAGCTCCATTCACATTTAACTGTCCTGCATCTGTTAAAGTAGTGATGCCCTGTTCAACCACTAATTGATCCATAGCGTTGAAAGTACCTTTAATTTGGGCATCTCCATTGTTTGTAAAGCTACCAGCTATTTTGAGATCTCCAGCAGGCGTTACAGATAAAGCAGTTTTAGATCTGCCTCCAGTACCTTCGCCACCGCCTACTACAAATACACAACCTTTAGAGTCGGCTTCTTTATTATATCTACCAACAACTGTTTGTGCTTCGTCTGTCACAACAAGTCCTGTACCAAGACAAACACCATAAGTAGCACCACTTTGAATAGTATTATTATAACCAATTGCTGAGCTGTAATGAGCATGAGCTTTTGCACGTACACCACTTGCAAAGCTATTGTGTCCTAATGCTTCTGATTGTTGCCCAAATACTGCAGCACAGTATCCAGCTTTATTGTCTCGTCCAGCACTGAAGCTATATTTACCTGCGCTAGTGTTATTATAACCCATACTAGCAGAACAAACACCTTCTGCCTTGTTTGAATAACCTAAAGCAACTGTACCTGTTCCAATTACTTTGTTTCCAATTAAGGGTTTGTCTACAATTAATATATAAGAGCTTGTAGTAACTTTTGTATTACGATATTTGATATCATTACCATTCTCATCTTTTAGATAATAATCAGTAGCTGTTGGCTTTATATAATTATCTACTATAATATAGCAGTCATTAATATCATCGTTATAACCTGCAATAGTTCCTTGGAAATCCCAGTTACCGCTAAGGATTACTGAATATACATCTCCTGCTGCAAGATCTGTTAATCCTTCATTACTTGTTAAGTAATAACGTCCTACATTATTTGTAATATCTTCTTCTGGTTGGTTTTCAGCATAATCTAAAGATTTTGTAATATCAAAATCATAAGCTTTAGCGCCACTAGTAACATAATATCCTAATGCAGTAGAAGATCCTCCAATAGCATTTGAACCTTCACCAACAACAATAGAATTTTCTCCGCTACCATCATACTTAGATGCTTTTAAATCAACATAATTTCTAACATAATTCTTCTGAGAGTTTGCATTCATAATGAAATATAATCTTAAGTCATCTGTTACAAAATTATCTGCATAAGTATTCCAGTTAGTAGATGTTTTATATGTATCTAATACTGAAGAAACACAATAGAATTTAACATCTTCAGATATATTATTAAAACTATTGGAACTTAATGAAGGCGGAGTTGTACTTAGTAAAGTCACACTCATAAGGTTCGTGCAACCTGAGAAGGCATAAGTGTTAATGATAGTGACACTGTTGGGGATAGTCACTTTCATAAGGCTTGTGCAATTATAGAACACAGAAGAGTTGATAGATGTTATACCTTCGGGAATTACAACCTCAGTTACAAGCTGTCCGTTGAGATAAAGATTATTTGCGCAATTAAGAGGATTTGCAAGATAACTACCAAAGCTTATATTATACCAAGCGACAAGGTCGGTGATATATACTGCGTTAAGGCTATCGCAATCAGAGAACGCGCGATTGCCAATGGTGGTTACACTATCAGGAATATTTACGCTCTTAAGTTTTGTGCAAAATTCGAACGCATAATCACAGATTGAGTTTACATTATCAGGGATTGTAATGCTCTTAAGGCTTATGCAACCTGAGAATGCAGAAGCATAGATAATTTTAGTATTATCATGAATGTTAACAGAAGTTATACTTTTATTCTTCGCTTTTATTAACAATACGTAAGGGTTATTTTTGTTACCGAGATAATAAGCATTGTCATATTCATTGTATTTTAGGCTCGTGCAATTATCGAACACATAATTGCCGATTGAGGTTACATTATTGGGGATAGTTACGCTTGTAAGGCTCGTGCAATCCAAGAACGCAGAAGAGCTGATTGTGGTTACACTATCGGGGATAGTTACGCTCGTAAGCTTGTCACAATGTTTGAACATAGAACTACCGATTGAGGTTAGACTATTACTGATAGTCACGCTCGTAAGGCTAGTGCAATAAGCGAACACATTAGAGCCGATTGTGGTTACACTGTCAGGGATTGTAACACTCGTAAGGCTGTCGCAATAATAGAACGCATCAGAACCGATGCTAGTTACACTGTCAGGAATAGTCACACTCGTAAGGCTCCTGCAGTATTCGAACGCATCATAGCCGATAAATTTAGTATTCTCATGAATATTAACAGAAGTTATACTTGTATTTTTCGCTTCTATCAACCATCTGTACAGGTTATTTTTATTACCGAGATAATAAGCATTGTCATATTCATTATATTTAAGGCTCGTGCATCCAGAGAATACAAAACCGCCGATTGAGGTTACACTATCAGGGATTGTAATGCTTGTAAGACTCGTGCAATGCATGAACGCAGCCTGCTTGATTGAGGTTACGCTGTCAGGGATAACAACGCTCGTAAGGCTTGTGCATTCATAGAACGCATCAGAGCCGATTGAGGTTACAGATTTTCCATTATATGTACTAGGAATATCAACAACATCAGGAGTGCCCGTATATCCAGATATTTCATATTCTGTTTTATTATTTATTAATGAATAAGTTAATTCATAAGCCATTATTCAGTATCTCCTTCATCTGATATTTCTTCTTGATATTCTATAATAGGCTCATCAATTTGTTCAAAATCTTCTGGAATGTCTAAATGTGGTTCAGCAAGTCTAATTCCATTAATATAATAAGAGTAACCTAAAGAAATCTCTTTTCCGTAAATTTGACCATCGGCAATTCTTCTAAAAACTTTGCCTTCCTCGGCTGTTATAATTTTATTTTCCATATTTCCTCCTATTAATATAAAGAATTAAAGAAATCAGAATCCAATCCGCTAACTTTACTGTTAACATATTCTACAGTAGCATAATTAGATAAATCTATTTTTGGAATATCAATATTAGCTATTTCATTATCAACATATGCCTTAGTGGCTGCATGCGTATCTTCAGTAGGATCTGTAACTATGATTTGACCCTTATCATTACGCTGAACAATAGTATCAGCACCTGCCCATGATTTTGCAACGGTGAGAGAGCTATAATTTACATCATTATCAGTAACGCTTTGAATCGGTACATGAGTGCCTAAATGCCTTACCCAACCATTGTTTTCATCTCGTACTTCAGCTTCAGGCCAAACATATTCCTTATTTTCATAGAGCGAGCCAATATGATTACTTTTATCTGTATATGGATAATCTCCTACAAACATAGTGCCATCACTGGCGATTGTAAAAGCATTTCTACGATAACTACCCCATTCATCAGATCGTCCGCAGCCTACAGTAAATATTGGTGTTCCATGAGTATCATGATAAGTAAAACCAGTATCATTATATCTACCAATAACCACCTGATCATCGGCCGCTGTTTCTAGCCCTTTACCTAAAGCAGTAGAGCCAAAATGTTTTGCCTTACTCTCAAAACCAGCAGCTAAAGAATAATCACCTTCAGCGACTGTATCTCTACCTAACGAAGTAGACGCGTTACCTTTTGATTGAGTTCCAGAACCTGCTGCCAAAGATGCTTGACCTGCTGCAGTGTTTTGATAGCCGAATACTGCTGAATCATTTCCTAATGCTACTGAATTATCACCTGCTGCAAATGAGTAATTTCCTTTTGCAATAGTAGTTGTACCTACTGCCATTGAACGTTTTCCTTGAGCGGAAGATTTACCACCAAATGCAGTAGCATAGTCACCTGTAGCTCCATATGTAATACTACCTGTTAAAGTGCCGTCAAGTTCTGTTGCATGAGGATTTTTTCCTGTGAAATCAAACCCATCAGAAACCTTATCTGCTACTTGCTGAATAGTACCTTTTCCTTCACCGCGCTCAACATTACTAACGAAGGGTAGATTCGTTACATCATGTATCCCATCACCTATCTTAAACCGTTCATATGTGTAAGGATTAGTGCGACCTTCTGGAAGTGCTAGAGTATTATTATTTTCATCAACTTCAATGTCATAAACAATTATTTGACCTTTATTAGGAATAAATGTAGTTGCTTTATTCCAGTTAACTTCAATATCATGCTTTTGAACTATTGAACTAACCTTTAAATCGACTTTATTATTGACATTATTATTAGCCAATTTTATAGTCCTCCTTATATAGTTATTAAAAAAGATAAGCTGGCCCTTTTTGGAACCAGCTTATCCGCTTATTAGTTAATTTTTCAGGAAATTAGCTTTAAATAACCTTTAATGCTTTTCTCCTTTAAAATTATCAGTTCCAAATTTTTGGAGAATAGGTAAAGTATCAATTCCAACCTTACCTGTTTCTATTTAATTATACAATATTAGTTAGCAGATGTACCGCCATCAATAGTGAAGGACATTGCCTCAAGGATATCCTTAATGCTCTTCATGGAGCCACTCTCAACGTGACCATTGTTAAGAGTTAATCCAGTGAATACATAAGCATCGCCCTCATCAAGCTGATCAGGATCCTTAGTAAGAAGACCAGTGTTGTATTCCTTATGACTTACAGTAACTTCACCAGTTCCTTCTGCAGGAGTAACAACGATATCAGTACCAGCAGTTATCTTAGTTACACCAACATCAACAGCAGCTACATCATCTACAGTAGCAACTTCTTTGCCGTTATAGCTAAAGGCAGTAGTATTTACCGTTACTTCATTTGCAGTTAAGTTAAGGAATCCAGAATCATATGCAATACCGTTACTTAAATTATCGATCTTATCTCCCTGCTCTTTAGTAGCAGCGTAAGCCTTAGCTGCATCAATCGCTTCCTGCTTAGCAGTAGCTACTTCACCAGAAATTGTGTTATGAAGAGCAGTATCAAGCTCGGCAGCTTTAGCTTCAGCTGCACTCTGAGCTGCATTCGCTTTAGTTACAATATCAGCCTCAATAGCAGCTACATCTTTAGAGGTACCATTGTTAAATGCATCAAAAGCAGTCTTATCAAGCTTCTTACCAATAACTTCTGTATTAGCAGCCTCAAAAGCAGTGAACTCATCATTAGTAACTACATCTGCAGTCTTAGCATAATCAGCAAGGTCAGCAGCCTGAAGTGCAGTGCCTGCTTTATCCCATGTAGTTTTATTAGCATCTACAATTGCTTTAACACCCTTCTCAGCGTTCCATGCAGTGATATCATCGGCAGTAATACTCATAGCAGCTTTAGCTTCGATAGTATCAAGTCTGCTGTCACCAGTCATTTCAGCAGAACCATAAACTTCGGTGATAAGACCAGTAAGGTCAGCCGCATTTTCATTTACATAATTAACTAAGGTTGTTATACTCTCAATAGTATCAGCGCTAGAAACTTCAGAGAGTGCCTTATTAACCTCTGCAATTACTTCAGCAGGAGTAGTGAATGCTGCATCAGCTTCAGTTTTAGTGTAATAGCTCTTGAGAGTCTCATTGATTCTACCTTCAGCTTCAGCAGCTGCTCCAGCAGTCTCAAACTCTGTAGCATCATGAGTTACAATATCACCAAATGTATCGATTTCATCTTCAATTGCTTTTACTCTGGTGTTATTAGAAGTCTCATAGTCACTAAGGTCTCCAGCAACTTCTTGAACTTCAGTCTTAGTAGCATAGGTATCGAAAGGCTTAGCTTCAAGAGTATCCAATCTACCTTTAATACCATTATCGATTACATCCTGATCAGCGGAAGTTCTGTAGCTAGCAAACTTTGCATCAACGTTACCGATAGCAGTATTAATTTCAGTATCAGTAAGTTGTCTAGATGCTGAATAAGTATTGAAAGTTTCAGCAGCGAGCTTAGTATCAATAGCACCTTGAAGAGCAGCTCTAATTCCTTCTACCTCTGTATCAGTTGCATAAGTATCATTAAGAGCAGCTACCTTATCATCAACTGCTTTAACGAGTGCATCTACTTCTGATTTAGTGTAGTAATTCTCAAGAATTACCTCAATCTGCTCTTTATTAGCAAAAGGAAGTTCAGCCCAGGTCTTAGTACCATCACCTACTTTGAAAGTATTAGTGCTGATCTCAAAACCAGGTTCACCTGCTGCGAGCACATAAGTGGAGGTAAACACTTGATCTCTACGAAGAAGAAGTTGCATGTTTAATGTAGTATTAGCTATAATTTAAAATCTCCTTATAAAAATTTATTTTAATTTCAAATATTATTTTATTTTCATCAATAAGTGAGGTAATTTTTCATACCTCACTTATTTAATTTAGCACATAATTTAGACAGCTGCAGAGCCACCATTGAGAACAAGCACATCGCCAGCAGTCTGAGCGAGAGTGCTTACATTAACAGTAGCAACGCTCATTACGCCATCTTCAGCAACAGCGACTTTATTATCACCACTTGCGGATTTAACACCACCAAGCTTTTCAGCAGTAGCAACTCCAAGAGTAAATGTAGCAGCTTCAATAGCCTCAGCCTTGGCAGTAGCAATAGCAGTAGCTACCGTAGCAGGTTGGCCTTCACCACCGAAACCACTTAAAATTGCAGAGTGCTCAGCAATTTCAGCGCTCATAGCTGCAGCGCCAGTTGTATCATTCTCAATCCAAGAAGCAATTTCATGGATAGTGTCGAGAGCATCGGGAGCCTCACCTACAAGAGCAGCAACCTCAGCTTTTGCTTCCTCAGCAGCAATTGCTCTAACAGACTTAGCTGCTCTACCCGTCTCTGCATCTTTGTCGTCACCAACAAGAATTGCGATATCAGAAGCATTATTAGCAATGCCTGTCTCAAGAGCGGTCTGGTCAAGGTTAGCAAGAAGATCATCAACTTCACCCTTAGTATAGCTATTAAGAGTTACAGTGATCTTATTATTAGCAATTGTGATAGAATCGGCAGCACCACGAACAACTTCACCGGAAGTGATAACAGCAGCGTCAACTTCGCCCTTAGTGTAATAGCCAGCAAATTTATCAGTGTTGCTCTGAATAAGAGCTGCAAGCTCAGTATCCTTAGCTTCAAGATTTGTTGCACGACCTTCAAGAGCTGTAATACGAGAAGCGTGACCACCTTCACCGCTTACAATACCTTGAAGAGAAGCAATATCACCGGTAAACTTTGTATCAGCATTTTCAAGAGCAGTAATCTTCTCAGTTAATGTATTATTAACTGTATTGATAGAATCTTTAGCAACACCGATTTCACGAGCATTATCTGCAATAGCGGCATTAGCTGTTACGAGATTTGCAGCAACAGCAGCAGCATCATCAACACCCTTCTGAGCAAGAGCCTTAGCTTCAGCTACAGAGCCTGCTTTAGACGCGTCGCCCTGAAGAGTTGCAAGAGCAGCATCATGAGCTTCGTCTTTAGCAATAGATCTTTCAGTTTCAGCCTCAACAAGAAGTTTAACTGCTGCTGCAGATTCACCACCAGTAACAGCAGCAACCTTATCAGCAATCATTTGAGTTGTTTCAGCTCTTGTAGGAGCATCAACAACAATCTTAAGAGTAGCACCGTCTTTGGTTACACCCTCAGGAATAGCCTCAATACCATTATCAGGGTCAGCCGCAATAGCATGAACAATTGTAGCAGATTCAACTTTCTTAGCAAGTTCTTTATTTACATCTGCTGTCTTAGCATAAGCGAGAAGGTCATTAGCAATACTCTCTTCATGAGTTGTAAGCTCTGCTTTAGTTGCATAAGTTGCTTTTACATCTGCATCAACAGCGTAGCCCTTGGCTTCCTCAGCAGCCTTAGCAGCGTCGATTGCTTCCTGCTTAGCGGTAGCAATAGCAGTAGTATTTTCACCCTTGAATGTCTCAAAAGCAGTATTAGCAACTACGCTATCTACATCTGCCTTGTCAGCAAGAAGAGTGTTAAGGTCAGAAGTTGTAGTATAGTCAGCAAACTTAGCGTCTACGCCCTGAACTTCTGTCTTAGTAGCATAAGTATCGAAAGGCTTAGCCTCGAGAACTGCAACTCTATCTACAAGAGCAGTAAGATCTGCAGCCTTAGCATAATCACCAATCTTAAGAGCCTCAATAGCAGCAGTTACATAAGCAGCAACAGTGCTATCAATACCAGCAAGCTTACCTTCGATAGCTTCAATACTAGCAAGAATGCCAGAAACTTCAACGTCATCATGAGTATTAATGAAGTTAATTAGGTCTTCAAGAGTATCAATTACGTTTTCAACACCGGTACCCTCAAAGAAAGTATCAACTCTGCCCTTAAGAGTTTCTAAGTCCGCCTGTGCCGCCTTAGTACCAAGAGCCTCATTAATAGGAGCAAGTGCATCAGCAAGCTCATCGGCATCGATATAATCAATAGCAGCAACAGCATCTTCAAGGTCTGCTACCTTACCTTCAACGGTTGTTACACGACCAGCAAGAGCAGTATCATCATAGATAGTCTCGTCAGACTTCTTTAGGTAGTCATTTTCGATAGTAGTTACACGACCAGCAAGTTCAGTGTCATCATACTTATCAGCAGTCTTTAGATAATCTGCCTCGATAGCAGATACACGACCAGCAAGTTCGGTATCATCATAAACAGTGTCAGCATCCTGAGCATCTGCATAGTCTTTTGCTTCCTTAACGCCAGCAGCAATAGCAGCAGTAACTACTTCTTTGTAAGCATCAAGTTCAGCCTGAGTAGCATTGTCAACAGCTTCAAGAGCAGCAACCTTGTCTACAAGACCTACAACAGCGGGCTGATAACCTTCAGCACCCTCTTCACCAACAGCTGCTTTACCATTAACAGTTGTTTCAAGAGCTACAGTACGATCAGTAAGACCTGCAATAGCCTGTGCCTGTCCAGCAGCAGTAGCAGTATCAACTTCTACCCAAGAGTATACTCCATTTGCATAAGAGAAGTTATAAGTTTTAGTAGAGTCAGGATTAACAGGAGCAACGATAGAAAGCTTACCATTGGCATCCTTAACAATTGTAGTACCGTCTACTTCAATCTTACCTGCGATCTCACGAGTTTCGAAGTTACCTTCTGCATCAAGAGCAAGAACGAATACTTCAACAACACCGTCAATAACGGTAGCAAGAACTTGACCTTCATAAGGATAAGGAACAATCTTTTCGTTCGCGTTCTTGTACCAATATTCGGATACACCCTCTGTAAATGTACCCTTAGTTAAGTAGTATTTTAAATCCGCAGCGGAAGTAAATACATTAGAAATATCCAGAGGACCATATTTCTGTCTATTTAAGTTAACGCCAAGAGAGGCGAAATTTTGATAATTCATTGCCATAATTTATTCGTCCTCCTTATTAACCGATTGTTACAGTATACTTAGTAGCAGCAACACCATTAGGATTCTCAAAGTGGAATACAGAGTAGTTAGCTGCCTCAAAACCGTTAGCGCCTTCAATAGCGATTGTTTCTTTTGTAAAGTTTGCCTTAACGTCAAGGTTTTGGCCATCAACGTCAATAACAGATTTAAGAGTCTTATCACCAAGAACAGCAAAGGCAACTCTCTTTGTACCACCAGGGATTGTTACAGTACCAAAAGAAGTTGTAGAAGCATTCTTCGCAGTAAACTTTGATCTGATATTTGCCGATGTGAGCTCAAAGGTGTCGTCTGTGCCAACATAAGACCAGGTATTACGATAACCGCTTGCTTTAACATCAGCAGTAAGGTTCTTTACAGTGGTACCAGCTGCGTCATAACCCTTAATTTTAACAGTAGAACTTGCCTCACCAAGGTTATTAGTAGGAGTTACTACATTATCTAGACTTAAAGTAGCCTTAGCTTTAACTGTTGCATAAACAGTGTTTGCTGTCGTGCTATTAATCTGAATATTAGTTGTATAGCTACCAGTACTAGATGTCTTCTTAGTAGCTGCATCATCTCCAAGAGTTACTTCCCAGCTAAGGTCACTTGACTTAATGCCTGAAGCGGTCTCCTTACCGTTTGTTTCGTAGTCACCATCTTCACTAAGAGATCCGGTGTAAGAAACAGAAGTAATGTAAGAGCCAATTTCAAGAGATGCTCCAGAATTAGAGCAACTTGCGGAAAGTCCTGCATTAGGATAACGCTTGATAGTAGGCTCAACAGTTTTCTTAAGGGAGTCTGCAAGCCACTGAGACATGGTCATTCCGGTGCCTCCAGCGTTTAAGGAACCACCAGTGGGAACGGTATGCTTACCAAAGCTATAGGTTAGCATCATGTCAGACTCGAGAACAGACTCAACCTGAGGAAGATCTGCAAACTTGTCGACACCATTACCGGCCTTAACCATTACATTGCCATTATCTAAGTAAGAAACACCGAGTTCACCTTCACGAAGAATAACTTCAGAAGTAGCCCAGTCAGTAGACTTGTCGTTTCTTAGAACGATAATGGTACTTAATTGTTTTTCTGCCATTTGTTTTTACCTCTCTATAAAATATTTATATAATTTTAAAATTAAATTATATCATAGTTAATCTGCAGAGCCACCATAAATTACTTTAGGCTCTTCATAGTCGCCGCCTGACCCTCCGACGGCTAAATATTCCTCACCAAACCAAACATAAGTTTTTCCTTCATCTGCAGCAACGTAAAGCTTATTTAACTCACCTTCAATGGGAAAGTTTTTACGATAACCATAAGTAATAACGTCTGGTTCATCGTTTTCTAACGCAGCAAGTCTTTCGTCAATAGCTGCTAGTCTCTCAGTGATATCAGATATTTCTACTAATTTGTGCCAGTTAGCTTCATTTGTAACGTCAGGTGCTTTAAATGTGTTTGTAACTGTACTGTCGTGTAAGTAGTAAATACCGTTTCTAGCTGGGTCATCTTTATTGAGCCAGACAGCTACAATCATACCGTTATACGCGATATTTTTGCCAGCATCTGATAGCCAAGATTCTTCTGCTAATAAATCTGCATAAGTCTTTACAAGAGATTTTGCATCAAATGGACCTCTACCGACGTATGAATATTGATTAGAAATTTCTAAAGCCATAGGGTTCTCCTTATTCTGTTATAATAAATCTATGAATTTTACCAGTAGGCCCAGCCTCAAGGTCTGCCCAAATGGTATATGCATCAGCATCTATGTGCGAAATATCTATACCAAGCTCATCACAAATACCAGTTATTACTTCAAGGTCATTAGACATCTCAAAAGAATCATTTTTCCATTTATTTTCTAATGAATCATAGGTTTGTACTGTGACCATGGTATTAAAATCAATACCTGAAGGCAATGCAATAATATAGGGTACATCAGGATTCTCAGCAGTAAGCTCTTGATAACCGGCCTCAGTTACGTCGCCAGACTCGCCTACTATCTGATAAAAACCAAATTCTGTTGGTTGTGCAATAGGCTCGTCTGCGGCATAGATAATAACATTTTCATAAGACACTGCTATGATATTACCAGTGTTGTCAACAGAATACATAGGTGTCTTATTCGCAATAATTGCATCTGTAATGCTATCAAAGTCATCTGGCTGCTCAGGCTCTTCAGGGCGCTCGGGCTCATCAGGCTGAGGATCATCTGGAAGCTCACCACCGCTAGGACGCTGAGGCATATTATCAACTAACCCTAATAATTTAGCTAATACAGCAGTTATTGTATGACCCTTTACAGAGTCACCAACAGCATAATCACCAAAAGCATTTGTAACGAATTTATCTGTTGTAAATGTAACTGCATCTTCTACTTCACCATCTGTTGCATATGTATTAAGCTCTTCCGACAACTCGGCTTTTTTAATGTAATCTTCAAGCGGAAGCGCTTCTTCAATTTGTTTAACATCCGTAGCAGTTAAGGCCTCAGCTAAATCTATATCAATAGTGCCACCATCAACTTCTTTGGGCATTCCAAAGCTATCCTGCACTGTTAATACTACTTTATATTTTGGCATAGTTTAAGTTCTCCTTATTTTCTTCTTTAGTCTTTTCTTTTTTCCAGGTTTCATAAGCAGCTAGTTCTTGTACCGTAGCAGGCCTTATTAGAACTATAGGCTCTTGTTCATAATTTCTAATTTCAAACATCCTTAGGCCTCCTCAATAATCTCAAGACGGCCACTTAATAAGGTACCTGGCTTAGAGCTCTCAATCTGACTTGGAACAACTTCAGGAGCAACAAGTTTAGCGGCCATGACATTTTCAAGGTATTCTTGATTTTCACCAGTTTTTACCAGCATGTCTTGTGTACCATACTCGAGTAAAACTTTACCACTCTCAGCTAATCTCTTATATATCGTAGAAGATTTTTTATTATAAGCATCAGCTAAGACAGCAAAAGTGTAAAAGGCACCAGGCTTTAGCGCCTTAGAAGTCTTAGCAGGAATTTTAAATAGTACTTCACCATTTTCATTCATATCAGCATTACGGGCTTTAAAAATATAAATAAAATCTGACTCTGTATAATCATAGTTTTTTAAAGTAAAAATAAACTCATCGCTATCAGTCAGATTCAGCGCGCGTAAATTTATAGCAAGACATGTGTCACAATTAATATATATTGTAATGCATGGTATCGCTGTAGTATAGTCAGTCCAACTACTAAACATCCGAGGCCTCCTAATTTTTTTAATCAAATAATTTAGCAAATATTAAAATAAAAAGAGAAGCAAACCCAAAAAGAATTTACTTCTCTAATATATCTAATTTAGCCTATTTCTTATGTATTTTTAATTTTATCTCTGTATGGACAGGTCTCTAGACATTTTTCTATAAAGAAATACATATCCATAGCCGCATCTAAAGCAGAATTATTTTTATCAAGTAATTCTTCACTTTTTTCCTTGCCACGTGGGCATTCTTTAATACAAAAATCATTTATTTCTAACATAACTATTTCACCAACCCTGCTTTAAAAATTTTTAGTGTTCTTCTACTGTTTTGGTAGATGTTTTCTTTGTCGCAGACTTTTTGATAGACGCAGCTTCTGGTATAGGTTCTACTGCTTGAACACATATATTATCTGCTGTTATATCTGCCACGCCGGAGCAGTAACTGAATGTACCAATCTTAGGCGGATAAAGCCTATCATAAATTTCTTCAGGTGTTTCAACTACTGCTAGTTTTCCTTAACTTCAACAAGCTCGAAAGTAACGAGCTCAAGTGGGCCATGGTGCTGACGGCGACCATAAAAAGAAGTCCTATTATTATATGCATTAATAGCATTCATGCAGTTGCCACGTATCTCCCAAAACTTACGACCGGGGTTTGTTATATCATTAACAAGCTTCCCAGTCAAAGTATCACGAGCGCCATAAAGAAATTTCTTATCCATTAGTCAATACACAGGGTATAGCCCTTCGCCTCCGGCATATTATGCTCTATAAACTTATTGATATCGTGAATATAAACAGGCTTACCTGCAAGGTAGATGTCATCATAGCCTACAATATCAAGTCCTACGATACCATACTTATAAGCACGCTCTCTCATCTTATCAGGATTCTCACAGACAACAATACCGTTTTCAGCAAAAGCCTTCTCAAGAAGAGCTCTTGTCTTACCCGTACCTTTTTCACCGCTAATAATAAACATAATTATATACCTTCCTTATTTAAAAAATTATCTTCAATAACTAAAACGTTAACTTTTCCAGTATGAGCTGTACACTTATCAATTCCGATTATCTTCCAATCTTCATTTCTATAAATGTCCCAACAAGCATTTTCGCCGAACTCGCTAAGCTCTCCATCACTACTCATCAGGTGCCCCAAAGAGCAATGCCAGTGACCAAAAACAATAATCTTGCCGGTCTTATTCATACCGTCCTGAGCCTTAAAGAAGGGATTACCCCACATTGCTTCTTCCCACTCAGCTTTTGTGGCATCACGCCAGTCTTCCTTATACTCGTAATACTTATTAAGAGTATGCCAAGGCTTAGAAGCGCCTGAAGTAATTGTAGGAATCCAGCTGTGCACAAAGATATAATTCTCAGTTTCAAAATAGTTTACAAGTGAAGCACGATAAGCGGCAGTTCTATTCCAAGTATTTCTACAGCAGTCCTCAAAAGGATAGCCTTCTCCAGCGCCTCCAATATCGTTCACTGTACGAAATGTTCCATTGGAAAAATCGTGACTATATGGAAATTCTCTCACACAAAGGTCATCAAGAAGAAGGTCATGATTACCCTTTACAAGAATCTTTCTTTCAAGCGACATAAGGAAATGAAGTACTTCCTCGCTTTCATAACCTCTATCAAGAGCATCTCCGCACGAAATTAGCCAATGTTCAGGATTATTTCTATCAAAGCCAGCCTCATCTAAAGCTTTCTTTAGAGCAGAGTAATATGAATGTATATCACTCACTATAAAAAATTTCATCTCTTTGCCTCCGTAATAAAAGTAGCGCTCTCGTCGGCAACATGAAGAAGCCAAGCCAAAGGGCAATGCTCGAAGGCAGGTCCAATGTTAGGATTATCTTCCCAAGAGCCCATATGGCAATTAATAGCCACTGCCTCTTCAGGTGTGAGCTTAATAAAGTTCTGAAGAATAAATACTGACTTACTTCCGTGTCCACCATAATGAAGTTTCTCGTTGTGAGTGTACGCTTCATAAGGCTCCCACTTTCCGTTTTCATCTTTACGATAGCGAGTCTCTTTCTCATACATATTTACTTTGCAAAGGTCGTGGAAAAGAGCGACGATAGCAATACTTTCTTCAGATACCTGAATCTCGGGATATATAGTAAGTAGTTTTACAAGAGCGTCATAAACATTCAAGGAATGTTCTACAAGGCCACCTTCATAAGCACCGTGATACTTTGCACTTGCTGGCGCAGTAAAGAAATCGCTACTCTCGAGCCACTCAAAAAGTTCTGTTTTTCCTGTACGGTTAAACGTACAAAGTGAAATAAATCTCTCTCTATTTGTCATTTAATTCTCCTTAGGAAGGTGTCTTTCAATATAGTCTCTATCCTGAGTGAAGATAGGTCCTTCTTTGTCAATAAACCACTCAGTTCTTGCAGCACCGTTTACCTCAATAGCTCTCTTATAACAACAAACACCACGCTTAAATTCAATAGGCATGTCATTAAAATTTATGCCCTTTTGCCAAAGCATTTCTTGAATATCTGAAGTAGACTTCTTATGTAGTTCACTATGACTAAAGTACGTCTGCCCGAGCATCTGAACAGCATTTCGAGTCGCATCTTGCTGTCTCCAAATAAATACATTACACGTTTCCGATACAGGAATGCTGAAGCAGCGAGCGTCAAACATTGCGCCTTTATCTTTAGCCTTCAAAAGCTCAATAGAATAGTTATCGAGAGTTTTGCCGGCGGTATATTCATTAACATATGTTCTGAAAGCTTTATTGAACTGCAAGGTAGCCATAGAAGCTGCAATAGAGCATACCTTTTGCACGTTGTAATCAAAGAAAGCATCAGTAGTCAGAGTATCGTAATCGGTCAACAGAAGCGAAATTTCGTCGCTCTGTGTGTATCCAAACTTACACCCTTGAATATTTTTACAAAGATACTGCAAGGTAGAGTTCATTGCCTTATGAAAAACCTCATCATATGGCTTTTGGAAATTCCTTGTGAAGCTATGAAAAGCTTTTCCGTCAAGACGAATAATACAAGGTGTGCGACGAGTCAAGAAAGTCTTAGATCTATTTTCATAATTAGCTTTCATACGGTCGCCAAGTGAATCTTTTTTATTATTACCCATTATCTTCTCCTCCTTTGATTTCACAAGTTTTAAAATTGCCTCTATGATTAGTACAGAAGTAATCCTCAGGAATTTCTGCAATGGTCTCGTCAGCTTTGTTTAGAATCCAATAAGTATATTTATCTGTAAGAGTTTCAAATCTCATGACAGCTGTATCGGCATTTGTACTGATAATTTCTAGCTTGTCAATAGCTATAGGTCTAAAGTGTCTATGATACTTACCTTTGCCGTCTACGTACTCAAATTTTGTAATCTGCTTTGAGTATGGGGCAGTATAGATAGCTTGAACATCCCCTGTAAGTTTAACCCTATAGGTCTCCGGACTCTCAAGCAAAAATTTAAGAGCCTGATCTTTAAGGTCATTTAGATTACGCGATTCTTGCAGGCTTTTATAGTGTTGTTCACTAAGATTCTGCCAGTACTTCTTAGTTCTCATACTTTAGTCATAACTCCTTTATTTTATTTAATATATTATACAATATTAGTAATAGCAGTTTTTAGCTCAGAAATTAGTTCATAAAAGTCTTCCCAAGAACATACTCTAAAATCTGCTACGGAAGTATTTTTATTATAAGGTGCATCAAAAACTACTTTAATACCTTTAAAATTTATTAAATTATGCTCTGCGTCGTCAAGTAAAAGGTCACATCTGATAAGCGATTTATTATATGTAATAATTATATTTTCTTTCTTTATAAAAGGAAAATGCTTAAGAAGACAATTCTTAAACTTAGCTGAAATTATATCGTAGTGAGTACTTGTAATTACATAAACTTGATGGCCCTCTTGAATAAGTCTTTCAATTACCTCGGGTGCATTTTCCTGAATCTTTACTTCAGACCAAAAATCTGTGAAGTGTAATGGAGCATACAGTTCATCTTTTGTAAGTGTCGGATAACATTTTTCAAGTTCCCAATTTTTTACGTCTTTAAACTTTACTGTTAAGCCGTGTCGCATATTAAGCCACTCTAGCCAAGTCTCTAACATACGGTTCATTACGCCATCAAAATCAATTCCGATAACCATAACAAATCTCCTATAAATAAAATATGGTCCACAACCCGGGATTCGAACCCAGATGATACACTCGTCAGTGTATCGCCGCTACTCCGCGGTGCGTCTACACCAGTAGGACTTACACCGGCTGCCTACAGTCAGGACTTACATTTGTGTTGCCTGTTCCGCCAATTGTGGATATAAGAAAGGGCGCCTTTATCTCAGCGCCCCTAGCGCTGAACTAACGTCTTAGTCAGCGTTTTGCATTATTGTCTGGATTGCGTTTGTGGACATTTCAGCTACCCACCTAGCACCGTTAATTACTCGGCAAGAGTGCGACGATTTTAGTTAACTCCATTAAGCACGCCTACTTCTTTATTAAGTCTTTAGGACTGCAATCGATAAGAAGCTTATAACTTTTCAGACATTTAAAATATTTTGTAGGCCGTTCTTCTAACTCCGTTTACTACAGCTCTCGGCACAACCCCGCCACAGTAACCACACGATTAACAAACGAATTACTGGCCTGTTAAGCACCCCGATTCACGTAAAAGCAATTTCACAGTAAACGTATACTCCACTGCTTTACGGCTAACGGCTTAAGGGCTCTTCGTAGCACCTACTATTAAATTTACAGCAAGGTAGGACTCTTACCTACACCACATCGATTTTTACTCGAATCGCTCTCTGCTATTGGCGTACTTGCTTTAATAACCCCTTCCGGAAGCTCGGGTATATCAAGCCAGGGCCTATTGCCCAGTGCGGTGGCAGCTTCTGCCGCATAACCGCCGGAGGTCCGGATAATTCATAAATTGCTTGTTGCTGAGCACCCAAGCGAAGGTGAACGGGGAACATCCCAACGTCATTCGACTCAGCTATTAGAGGCTGTTTCTCAAATTCCATTACAAAGTAGCTAAGCTAATTCGCGGTCAGCTGCTACACACGTCTGCGAACGGGCACCTCTAAACATATCAGGCTGTTCATCTAACTCCATAACCACAGCTGCTTTAGCTCCCATTAACGTCAAGGTACTTTTTTCAACTATATGCTATCCGTTTCCCGGGCTTCGTGGCACCTGATATTATATTATACAGTATCTTGATCGTATTTTTCAAAGTGGTTCCAATCTTTTTTCCACTTTTTAGAAAATTTATCTAAAATTTGCTCTGTAATAATCGCATTACACTGCTCAGTATTTACTGATATGGCAATATACCAATCATCGCCCAGAAGATAACTAGTAAGTATATCTAGAGCTTCCTGAGCATTCATTGGTGCAGGACAAAGGCCGCAAGAAGTGTCACAGACATTATTCTTCATTGCTTCAAAACCTTTATTATAAATATAACATTTATGTTTCATTACCAACCTCCAGAAACAGTAGTTTTAGTCATGGCTGGAGTATCAGTAAAAATGTCTTGGGTTATAACTTTACATTCCTCTTTATTATCTAATTCAATTCTTTCTATTGAAATATCACGAATGCCCTGTGGGTGAATAGGCACAAATACACAATTAGTCAATCCCTGCTCAGTGAAGGCTTCTTTTAGTTGTCGAAAAATAAAATGAGCTTTATCCATTGGAACATTTGGCAACTTGACTTTAACCAAGTTAATAAATTCTGCGTCAGAAGATACTGATTCAAAGGCGTGATAAACAGCATTTTCCCAGTCTTCCCTTTGCACATTATCTGCAAGATTAATAGTCAAATTTTTAATATTAAGCTTCTTCATTACGATACTCCTCAATAAGTTTTTCTAAACCAAGCTTAGCAGCCTCCTCTGAAAAGAAAACTAGGCTACCAAAATGCTCTTTATATACTACTTCTTTCGAAGTTTTGTTTGAGCCCCACATTTTATCAATTACTCCGTTGGCAATGCTGATTCGTTCTACATCATACTCTGTAATATTATAAAAACCTGGAACATTGAAAACAAGCCAAAATTTCTTAGGTAGCTCAATAATAGTAGAAGCATCTTTAAAATGTCTGCAGTTATCAGCAGCAATATCAAGGTCGGCTCCGCCTCTATTTTGCATACAAAGCTCTGCATGTATACACTTTGTACACTTTAGTTCTTTCCAATGATCAAAAGGATTATACATTAGGCGCCTCCGTCTTCATAATATACTCAAGCAGTCTTACACAATCATCGCTGAAATTTTTTACATCCGCATCCTGTACTTCTCTCGACTTATCGAACCAAAGCTCTCTTCCTGCCCGCTGGCCGTAGAAAAAATCAAACTTAGCTATAATATCAATCGCCTGTTCTTTTGTAATCATACAGTAGCATACCTCTTCTTATGATCTCTATTTAGAGCCAAATTAGCGTTAGTAATATCAAAAATTTCGTCCCAGCGAGAAGCACCCTCACGGAAATTCATAATACCGGGCTTATGCTTAAGCTGGTCAATAATTCCCAATGACTGGTTAAGAGTCATCATATCATTATATCCCATTGGCGGAAGGTCAGGAAAGTTAAGATTTTGACATTTAAAATTAAGCTGCTCGGTCATAGTAATTCTCAAAGTAGTAGCCGGTGTTTCAACGTCAATAAAATGATCTTCAGACATGTAAAGGTATCTATACAAGGTACAAATATCATTAAAATCTGTCAATAGAGTATCTATCGTTCTCATTCTATAATTTCCTTCCTATAATCTTTATGTTTACGGTCCCAGAAAGATCCGCCGTGACCAAGGTCTTTCATGTATTTCTTTTCAAAAGTAAAGAAATCTGCCTCATTGAAGCCTCCATGAGCATCTACAGCCTGAATAAAATGCTCTCTCTGTACTTCATTAATAGGAACATTTTCGTCGTCAAGAATCATAAAGTAATTAATTTCGGGATGTTCATCAAGATACTTCTGGATCTCATGACCACGAGACCATCCCTCAGGAACCTCGAGGTGCTCCGTTTTACCAAGAATTTCAATACCTTCTCTAAGACCACCATTAATAAGGCATTCCTTGTAGTTATCATGACGGCGCCAAGTAGAAGTAACTACGATATCATAATGAAACTTCTTGCAGGCCTCTGAAACCCACTGAACGGCCTGGAAGTTATTTACTTTTCCGTCGCTCGGCCAGTTGTATCTACAGCTGGTGCCTTTCTCATTCCACATGGGAGTATTGACAACCCCATCTAATCATAGTCAAGAAAAATAACTCTCGACTTCATTCAGCATCACCTTCTTCCTTAGGAAAATAAAGTTCGTCAATTAGCTTTCTCGGGATTCCAAGATTGATTAAGCTTAGCTTAGAAATTTCGTCCATAAACCTATGACATTCCGCAATTTCTTTGTCTGAAAGCTTCGCAGATAAATAATTCACTGGCTCTAAGTAAATCTCTCGCGGAATAACATAGAAGTCATTCAAAAGCTCGTCTATATGCTCTTCCGTCCAGACCGGTGCCTCATTACCGACCGAAGAAATATACCAGTCAGCAAGAGTGGCGTGGTCGTAAGACTCTCTTTCCAAGTATTCTTTTATTTCTTTTGTCATCACTTTACTCCGTAAGTATCAACTATATAGCCAAGAAGCGCTCTGTACTGATCAAGGTCAATTAACATATACCTATCATCATTCCAAAGATATACGGGCTTAAGACGCTCATACAGGTCAAGGTCCTTTTGACATTCCTCATAGTCTTTAATAAGTCCACCAGAAACATCACCAAAGCTGGGATTTTCTTTCATGCACTTTTTACAAGCATTTACAAAATAAGTCATTCCCGCGCCGTTAAGAATCTTAAGTACCATAGCATTGTCTACTTCATAAGTGCGCTCACCCCTATCGTTATACATAAGGCAATACTTTGCTGCATCAGCCATATGCTTTTCAGCCTCACTAACTGTTTCAAAGACTTCTCCGTCGGAAGTTCTATAAACCGCTTCAATACCGTCAGGAAGAGCTTTTACAGGCGGGGTAAAACTAAAAGCCTTCTCAAAAGCAATAGCATAGCAATCATCACACATAGATTCAGATACCCAGCTAGGGCCGCCAAGGTTTACATGCAAACTTACGTAAGAAGAACCCTTATCGATTGAATGCTTACACTGCCTACAAACATGGATTTTCTTAGACTTGCTTACTCTTTCAGCCCAACCATTCGCTACAGGACAATAAATACGATTATTCATTTTATGTACTCCTTAATTTTTACTATTATATAATACAATATAAGGTAAAGAAAAATCAGACATTCTTTTAAAATGCCTGATCTAAAAAATCGTGGACAGCTGCAACATCTTCAATAAATTCTTCTTCTGTCTTGTTATGAAGCCTAAGCTGTCGTCTTACTTCTGCTTGATAGTCTTCATTTATGCCATCTGGCCATGGCCCTGCAAAAGCGATATCATTTACTATGTGTGAATAAACTTCTCTACCTTCTGAAATACAACTCAAACAAATTGCATCAGAAAACGCACCAAAACCTGAGCATACTACAAAGCCTTCCGTATGTTTTGTACCGCAAGCAGCACACTTTTCAATTTTTTGTGGTTCAATCTTCGGGGTCATCTTCTACCTCCTCATGACGACCGCTTTCAAAATATTCTTTAATACTGTTTAAAAGCGGTTTCTTTACTGCGGGAACAATGAGATAATAAGGTGTAAGTTCCGGTTCCCAACTGCCCCAATCAATAAATTCAAGAGCCTTTTCAGCCTGCTCCTGAGTCATGTGCTCATCGTCATAAAAAACGTAATATTCATTGTAGCCAAACCAATAGTCTTCTAGCTTAATATCAATTCGCTGTAGCATTAAAATACCTCCAAAATGTATAAAGTCAAAGTGACTATAATCTGTCCAATGTGTGCAAGCTGATCAGTCCAAAGATTAATACAGTATTTATTTGCCTTTAAATCATCAACACCTGCATGAAAAGCTGTGTTAATAATAAGCATTAAAAAGAAATTAATATCTATATTAAAACCTTTTGCCACTGCAATAGGAAGCATAATCATAAATGACCAAGAAAAGGCATGCATAATTAAAGCAATAATATAATCATTCTTATACATAGTCTGTGGGGCATTCTTTTCCCAAAAGCTCTTTTGCTTAAGGTCACACAGACAAGGCGCCTGAAGCACGTAGTCATCTATAATATGTAAAAATATCATAGCTGTAAATATAAACCAAATACTCATCTTAATAACTCCTATTTTTAATCTTCTGATAAAATATCTACAAACTGTTTTATAACTTCTGCAGCATCCTTAAGTTTCTTTTTTAATCTTTCGTTCTCGCCTTCAATATACTGAATATATGATTCAATATTGTTCAGCCTGCAGTTAGTCTCTTTCTGCATTTTATCGGCTTCTTCTGCTGCTGCAAGTAAAGCTCCTCGTAAATCTGTCATTATACCTTACCTCGTCTATCAAGGCTCTCATAGAGCTTAATAATATCCTGCTCATGCTTAGTAGCGGCCTCTTCCCACTTTTCTGCTCTTTTATTTGCATCGGCGAGATCTTTTTCCATAACGTTAATACAATTCATAGCTGCAGACATAAGATGATAAGTGCAATCCTGCTTAGGCCCAAGGTCATCATTTGTATACAAAGGGCAATCAGTACAATCTCTATAAACTGTACAGCAAAGCAAGCCCTGCTTAAGCTCTCCATAAGTAAATTCCATCAGTCTGCCTCCTTAAAAATCTTACTATCAGGTTCTCGAACATAAATAACAATAGCCTTTCTCATGTACTCATCTGCTTTAGCATCAAGAAAAGCTTCAAGCATCTCTCCAGCTTCATTATTTGCTTTAATAACTTCGTCAGTAAATACACCCCAAGTACCAATGCAAGGCTTATAATTAAATCGCTGATCTAATTCTTCATCATGCTTACTGTAGTAAGCCTCTTTAAAATCCTCTCGATCATCATAATAACGCTCGCCAATAAGACCAACCTCAGAAATTAGCACACGAGTAATCGAGCCTAACCACATCATACTGGGGTCTTCTACAATTTCACCATCAACCATTGCAACAATCGGCAAATCAGGATTTTCTGCAACAAGTTCCAAAAGTTCTTTCATAATTATCTCCTAATGTTTATTATTTTAAACGAAAAGCTCAGTTTTGTTTATAAATATAAACGTTAATCAATAGTAAATGTTTTAATACTGGAATAGATGTCCTTGTCAGACTCACACCAAAGCTCGTCAAAGTCTCTAGCAGCAACAAGGCCAAGGAAAGACTTTGCATTAATGCAACAACGATCACCGTCAGTTACATATACCTTATCATTTTTACTGGTTGCGTGGGAAACTGCAACTACAAAATTACCAATATCGGTAATAGTATCAAGCTGAATTTTTACTCTCATTTTAAATCTCCTTCTTTATTCTCTGATATTTATGTCTATAATTCCAAACAAAATCTATTAGTTCATCAAATTTAAACTTAAGCTGATCATACACATCAAATTTTACATACTTACGACCAGTCTCTTTATCTGTCCAAGCCTGCTTAAGCATCTCCCTAGCGAAGACCGGCCAATTAAGAGTATCACCGTCAGTAATATCAATTCTACCGTCTTTAAAATCACCACACCAAGGCTCAAGATAAACTCGGTCATTTTCAATATACAGAATCATTTCGTACTCAGAACGCGACCAAAATTGGTGCATTAGGTCTCTATCAAGCAGCTCAACAAACTCTTCCTTAGTAGTACACTTTTTCTTAAGCTTCTTTATGTAATCTTCTCTTCTGGTCGACAAAACGTTATATACTCTCACATCATGAGCATTCCAATCATGTAGAAGCACATTCCAAACAAAGGGTGGCCTAGCTGTTTTCATTATCTTATCTCCTTAATATGACTGTATAAAGTATCTATAGAGCTTACCGACCTTACCCATTCCCCAAGGATGACAGGAATCTTTGCCTAAGTGTTTTTTAGCCCAGTCATAAGCTTTGGCAGCAGTAGGAAAGCCTGACTTTACAGGAATAAAAAGCTTTTCTGTATCCATAATTTTATACATCAGCGAATCTCCTTCCAACCATTAGCTTCAATAATAGCTCTCATATTTTGTACGCCGACTGGATTTGCAGAATGTAATCTAAAATTAATATGACTGCAATTAACTATCCCACGACGATGAAGACGTTCCAGCTCTTTCAATATAACAATATAATCTTCTTTGCCGCCTCTACGGAAATCACCAGCATCATGATCAAAGTCAATTAAATCGATCTCCGCAACATTTGCTCTAATAAATCGTAAAGCCTCATTTATATCCTTAAACCAAAGATAATCTCCAGGCGGAGCAGACCTTACGTCATCAATCCATAACTTGATAAGTTATCACTCCCTTACTAAAAATTCTTCTCCAAAAATATCCTCATACTCTATGGTTTTATCTTTCCAAAACGGTATCCGTACTAATGGTATTTTATTACGAATAGCATACTGGTTTTTTTCGAAATCACGCATCATCAAGGCCTCGGTATGCCAGCTAGACTTGCTATTAGTCGCATGTTGCTCTCCATCGAACTCAACTAAACGGGTAATAATCCCATTATTATGAATGGCAAAGTCAAATTTTCTGCGAGGTAAATCCTCAAAAATATATTCCATATAATAGTCAATTTTATTAAGATCTAAAATATTTTTTACTGCACTAGCGCCAAGAGATAGCGTCGTTCTGCTATGTCCGCAATTTTTAGATGCGCCATTAAGTAAATCAGCCATACGAACAGCTCTAATAATACCACAAGAACACCTACAAGCATAAAATTGATCATTATGTTTATTCGTAGTTTCCGATTTACCGACTACGGTCCACTCATTATACTGTTCACCTTCCTTTAAAATAACACCCATACAATAACAACTTCTACTCCGTCCGTTTATCAGAGCAGATTTATCAAGAACCCTAATATTTCCGCAAAGACATTGACAAACTAAAGTGCTGCGAGAACAGGATTTATACTTTTTTGGCTTTCCAACGTCAATAACAGTCCAATGACCGTATTTATGTCCTATGTATTTAGTTAAATCCACAACTTAATTAGTTCTCCTTATTTAAATAATTTTCTGCATAATATTTTGCTGCTATAGCAATAGTCACAGAGCTATTAGGATCCTTAATACAAGTTCTGATATGCTCCTCAAAAGGATGCTCTGCTCTCCAAGCTTCAGCAATACGCTGCTGTTCTTCGTTATATGCTTTCAGTTCTTTAGTAGCCTCTGCCCAAAGCTCTTCTTCATGTTCTCGTCGATAGTCCATAAGCTCTTCTGAATACTCCTGTTCCATGGGCCAGCAGACAGCATTAGCAAAAATAATGCCACCCACAAAAAGAATAGCACCGGTAGCTGTTCCAGCATAAAGCCAGTTACTAAAACAAGCGGCAAGAACACTGAAAGTAATCATAAAGACTAAGCCAACCAGACAGCCCCAGCCGATGCAGTGAAATCCAATACAACTCCACTTGTAGGATTGTTCACGAAGGTGTGTTTCGGGCTCAGTTCGCGGTCTACTGCATTTTACCTTTTCGATAGAAAAATAATTCTTTCCAGGCTCAAAAGTCTCTTTGTCAAAATACATCTCCATAGTAACCATGATAAAATCCTCCATAAATAGTAAAAACTTCCTATATTATAATACAATATAGGAAGTTATATTTTTGCAATATTTTACAATTTTACTGAATTAATTGCCTGGAAAAGATCTATTACTCGCTGAAAATTAGACTTAAGTTCATATGCTTTCGTGGGCTCATCTACAGCTTCTTCTTTTTGTTTTTTATCTTGCTCAGCAAACATTTTTTCAGCCTCAAGTCCGAGCTCCGCGAGATAAACAACCCACTTAAGCCAGTCAGCCTTATTAGCATTCATCTTTCTGATACCGGCATTTTTACCACACTCTTCAAGATGAATAGCGTATCTGAGCTCGTTCTTAGCCTTTTCAAGTGCAGCTTCCGCAGCGTCAAGCATATCTTTATCCACCTTAATCATTAGTTGGGCTCCTTATCAAAGATATATTCCTTAAGGTCTCGCTCAAGAACGTGAAGCAGGGCTTTAATAGAAGCTACTTGCTCGGCGGGAAGGTCTGCTACAGGGCTATTTTCGTCATAGATAACTTCATGCAGGCCTTCAATTGCACCCTTAAGCTCTGGTTCAGTGGAATACTTTCTAAAACAAACGTATTCTCCTTCCATAAAAAGCTCAAGAGGATCATTTTCTTTAAGCCGCATAGTACGTCTTACTTCCTTAGGAATAACTACTCTTCCAAGGTCATCAATTCTTCTTACAATTCCGGTTGATTTCATAATTAATTCTCCTTAAAAAATTCCATGAGTTTCTTCAAGTCTTACTTCTTCAATGTGATAAATCGGAAGCGCCTTAAGCTTTTCCTGATAGCGAGCAATTCTCTCACCTCGACAGCCAATAAGCGGGCCAGGACGGTCAGTATAAACAGTAAGCACATTCTTTCTTAGACTGTAGAGCATAAGATGTGTTACTTTAGCATCGTCTTTCCACTCTCTTAGAACGTCGCGAACCATAGAATCATACATAATACATTCTTCCTCCATAATTGTTATATTATATTATACAATACAAATATTGCCGATTTCAATATTTTTAATAAAAAGAAGGCATATATTTCAATGCCTTCTCAGATAGCCTAAATTTCGCTTATATTGAGCTTTAATGTTTGCCTTTGCAGTTTTTCTTACTACCGCAGTTATGCTCGCCAGAGCAAGAATTACAGCCTTCTGTATCGCCACAACGGTCGCTATTACATTCACAAGCAGATTCCTTATGAATCTTAGCGTTATTACGACAACAATCTAAGATAGTATTCATAACTTCGCCATTTACTACATTGTCAGAACTATTATAAGCAGTAGTATACTTTGTGCCACTAAGTTCACTTGAAGCAGAAGTGGTTAAATGAGTATCTAACTGATTTACACAAGGTGTTCTATAATCTTCAATACTTGGTTGAACACAAGTAATCTTATTAAACTGATTCTTATTACACCAGGTACAAGGAGTATCTCCAATGTAAACGCCACCCTGTTCTAAATTGCTTCTCCAAACACAGCCAGCACAAGGATCAGTACTGTCTGAGGGCCACTGATAACCAATGCCTGTCTGAAGTGTCGGATTCTGTACCATAGTGGGATGTAGATAGTCTTTTCCGCAAGTAGGACAACTTACCTTGTTTCCAACAGCGCTGAGCTTAAGGTCTATAAGTTCATAGGTAAATTCACAACCGCAGCGGTCACAAAAACCATGAAAAATGGTCTGTCCAGGTTTAGTAATTTTAATTGCCATTATTTATCTCCTTATTATTTTCATTTTTAGGAATTTCGCGTTTAAATTCATATGTAGGTATACAATCTAATATGAGTATCAAGAATAGAAGCCACAAACAGTGAAGACTTCCAGTAAGTACTACCATAAAATATACAAAAGCAAGAATAGCTACAAGGCCAAGAAATCTACAAACTATTGAGGCTATAATACAAGCGGTCCAATTTTTCATTTTTAAACCTCCGTTATCTTAACAAGTTCTTTAGCATTTAAAATTCTAACTGCGTACAAGCCACATTGAGTTGCTGCGTCCTCGAACCACATAGAATCGTAAGGTTTCTTTGCCTTCTCCTTATTCTTCTTCCTGGAATGATACCAAGTCATAGAAGGAATCGCTACAAGAAGGGGGAACAGCGGACCAAACAAGCAGTTCTGGAAAGAATGTCCGAATTCATGTGCGTTAAGATTTCCACGAGACTTTTGATCACGAAGGAAGCAAAGTCCGAATTCAAGTCCACCCCAGAAGTTATGTCCGACTGAGATACTATAAATCCAATGATAAGGCTTAAAAGTAATTTTAATCTTATCTTTTGCAAAAAGCTTTACTACCGCAAGCACGCCTGAGACAACAAGACCGGCCAAAGTCCAAAGTAGACCCCAAGTACACGCAAGAAGATAATAAAGCCGACGGTGTTTCACGAGAAACTTAGTCCACGCGGCACACAAGTTAAATAAAAATGTTCCAGCCTTAGTATGCTCATAGGCTGCTTTGATTTCTGGAACAGATGTAGCCAAAATAATTCTCCTTTTTATATAGTTATAATATATTATACAATAAAAAGTATAAAAATAAAGGCTAGCTTTTATACTAACCTTTATTTTTAAAATTAATATTAGTGACCCAATACAGAAACGTCATTGCCCTGTCCACCATCTAAGCTAAGATTTACGGAAGGCTTAATGTCAAAAATCTCCTCAAGCTCGTCATCCTTAGACTCTGTCTTAATCGACTCTTCAACGAATTCATCTTCTGCTAGAGTTTCTTCAACAGGTGCTTCTTCAGCTACCTCGTAAGGCATCATCACGCCTATAATCTTGTAACCATTTGCTTCTTCACAGAACTGACACTCATCTTCAACATTAACAAGGTTAGACTCTTCATCAACAATAATATCAGACTCAGCCTTAATTACAAGAGCACCACACTTATCGCACTCACAGATAAGCTGTCTGGGCTCATCCCCTGCAGCAGGCTCCTCCACGGGTTCCTCATCAACAGGAATCTCTTCCTCTACAACTTCATCTTCAGCGGCCTCAGTGAGTGCTTCCTTACAAGACTCAGTAAGGTCGGGGAAAAGGAACTTAATTACCTCTTTGGCATCCTCTATGTTCTTAACGTTGTGAGTCTCATCGATAGAAGGCTCTTCAGCAAAAAGCTTCTTACCATTCTTTGTCGCAGTGATAACTGCAATGTCTTTGCCGTTATCGTCTCTAGTCATCGTCATTGTGTAATCAGATAGACCTAGCTGCTCTGCAGCCTGTGTGTATAAGTCAATTACATTCTTACTCCAAGCAGTGACACCGTTGTCATTGTCAAAGTTTTCAGTAATCTCGAGCTCTTCATAAAGTTTATCAAGCTCTTCAAACGTACTAATAAAATTATACATTTTATAAATCTCCTTAGTAATTTTAAATTTATTTTATTATTTTAATTATTATTTATATTTCTACTATATTTCCAGCAACTCTATAATTCTTACCATTCCAAATAAGCTGATCAACTTCATACATCTGACCTTCATATTGTCTTAAGTCATTCGGAAAAGCTACCCAAGCAGCAGGATTTGTACCATCTGTAGCAAGAGCTCTTAGGCGACCGCCTTGAGATACAATTCTTACTACATATTTACCATTTGTTGGTATGTTATTATTAGCTGTTTGCGTTGCCGCGGTAGACTGTACACTATTAGGCACAGTATTAGTGGGCTTACTAGACATAGAAACCCAACTACTCATAGTTGGCTTATCAAAGATGCCTTCATTAATGTCTTCTTCCCCAAGGTCGCATACCGGACACTGACCAAAATCAGTTAGTCTCATACCACAGAAATTACAACAATCATGCTCTTGCTCAGGCTCAAAATCAAGGTCAAGATCATGTTTAGGCTCTTTGACTGCTACTCTTGGCTGCTGAAGTCTTTGCCACATACGGTAAAGTTGAGCATCAGTATATTTACTAAAGTTATAATTTTTACCGGCCTTTTTGAGCTCATCTATATGAAATTGTCGGTCATTATAAGCTTCATCAAGTTCCATAAAAATACGAAACATATTCATACTTAGCAACTCCTTTCAATAAGAGTTTTTACTAAATAATTTAGCAGTTATTTTACAAACAATTTTTAATCTTTGATAATATTTACCTTTTCTTTAGTCCAAACCTGCTCTGCACGCTCAAAAGAAGCAGTTCCTTTATTTAAAAAATCTTTGCCAAGGCCACGTTTAAGAATTATGAACTCTCTTAAACCTCCGTCCCACATACAGACGAATGCTTGCAATAAGTGTATCGGAATAAAAATAAGAAGATAAGCAAATAAATTTATTTTTTGTTCACGTATAAAAGTTTTCTCATCCTGCTTAATTAAGGTATAGGAACATAAGGGTCTACACCACTTTGCTGCATGGTTAAGCTTTCCTATGTAAGTCCACTCTTTAAGTGATATTTTCTTTTTGTTTTTCACGTTCTTCATACTCCTCAAAATAAAACTTAATCTTACGTTCGTGAGCCTCAACTAAGCCGTAGTCTAGCCCAACTTTATATATGTAATTATCTCTATAAAGCTTTGCCGGAATCTCTTCAATATACCTTCTAAATACTTCTAAAGAATGCGCTCGTTTATAGTGATTACAGCGCCGGCAAGCTGGAACATAGTTTTCAAAGCACTCAATTTCTTCCTCAGAGTATCGCTTAAAGCGTTCTCGCTGAACAGGAATAAGATGATCTAACTGCCAGTCTTTTGGGCCAAGCTCTTTTCCGCAGTAAGCGCAGTGTCCATCATATTTATTATAAACTGCCTCGCGTACTTTCTTAGGTATTGCTTTCCGTTTCATTAGAGCTCCTCACATTCAAAACCGGCTTCTCTAAGCCACTTAGCTATAATATGTCTATGACAAAAATCTTCTGATTTCTCATAACACAAAAGTGTTTTGCCTTCAAGAATCATTGCAACTTCTGCTGGATTTAACTTACTCAAGGTCTGCTCTCGATAAAGATACTCATAGTATTGTTGAGATTCGTTTTGCTCTTCAAATGAAAGATGCTTCCACCACCATAGAAGCCCTTCAATTGGTACTAGGGCCTCAAAAGTAGAGCCACGCCAAAATTTGCAATATCTTGCTACTGATACCCCATCTTCAGGCTTATATTTACGAGATGAAAAATAAGAAGTATGTATCAAAATATAATCCTCCAAATAAATTTATATATAATATTATACGATAAAAGCGCCCAATTTAAGGACGCTCTAAATTAAAGTATTCATATGCTTTTAACGCGGCTTCTTGACGCAGCTCATAGCTAGCTGGCCTACATCTTTCATAAGATTTAGCAAAAGCAAGTGCAGCTTCAGCAGGATCTCTCATAGCTAAGAAATCCTCATAGCTAAATCCTGCTCTATAGTCTTTACCAAAAGTATTAATTTCCCAAACAATAGTCTCAAGTAAAAAGTCTAATTGTTGTTCAAAAGAAAGCCCATGTGCTTCAGGATAAAATTCTTTAGCCCACTGACATAGGCCATAGTACTCTCCATCTGAGCTATAAATATTTGGTTTAAGATCTAAAGAGCCGCCTGAAGTCTCAATCATCATATTACCAATAATCGCACAGGTAATTTCTTGACTAAAACCCTCTTGTCTGAGAAACTCCCAGACTTTTGTTGCATAATAATGCTCTTCTTCCCACTGTTTAATTTTATCTAAGTAGTTATTCTCCAACTCAGTAGGCTTCGGAGTGGGTGTGAGCACGGGAGTCGGTTTTGGTGTAGGGGTAGGCTTTGGCGTAGAAGTAGGTTCTATTAAAGTTATCTCAGTCTTAATCGGTTTCTCTACATAAGTGTCAACTGACTCTGCTTCACCTTGGCTTAAAATAAACCAAAAGAGTAAAATCAATACCATAATTAAAAATAATTTAATAAATAAATTAATATGTCGTTTTAACATTAACTACCTCCGTATTTTAAGTGTAAATAATATTATACAATATTGATAAGTAAAATTAAAAAGAAAAGAGCGCAGCAATATATACCGCGCTCAATTATGTACAATTTTACTTAAAGTCTTCCCACTTAATCTTAACAATAACTCGCTTACCACAACGGTCGCGCATCTCTATCTTAGGACGACCAACGAGACCCTCCATTTTTGCGGTACCCATAGTAGAATCAGGATGACCCTTTACAAAGTTTACGCCTTCCTGAATAGTTCCCTCGAAGATAATAGGCACGATATCAATACCAAATGCCTTTGCGATATCTTCTACGGATTCTCTAGGCTGGTAGTTGCCTGCAATAAGAACGTCAAACATAATAAAGCTTACGTCAGCTCTGTAGTTTCCACCGTTCTGAATCTTAGGACCATAGCCCTCACCAAAAAGAATTACCGGCGTCTCACCAAACTTCTCCTCAAAAATCTGTTCAGCCTCATTTGTCTTAAAAGTAGCCATAAGGTAGTTAAGAAGATGTGTAGGAATCTCAGCTCTTTCTGTTCTGCCGTTAAATGTAATAGTATGTCCATCCCAACAAACGGATATATTGGTTCCGTCAATCTTCTCGGTAAAAGTCCAAATATTATCCTTAAGAAACTCTACTGTAGGATTTCTAAACTCACCCTCGAGAAGCTTC